TTCATGGTCATTGCTCCTGTAAAAGTATTGAGGGAATGTAAAGCAGGGTGAATCGCGCTGTTCGCACTGTCACCCCGCTTCACACTCGGTCAGAGTGTGAAACGTTCTTAATCAGGGAGTGTTCAAGCGTATCGGGCTGCATCAGGGGCTTTACTTGATGCGAGTCAGCCGTCTGTCCTGTTCACTGTGATCTCGATCCAGTCACTGTCATCGCGACAGTGTTAGTTTGCTGTGTTTTTTTTCCTGCCGGGTAATCACGGGGTTCGACTATGCCGCTTTACTCTCTGCTGGATAAGATCGGCTGAAGATCATGCTTCTGTTTTAAGGACTGCGCCACCGTCTCTGTTGACACCAACTTCAAACTGCTAACAAGAGAGTGATTCCCGATTGATCGGCGGATGCGCTAGTGTCGGAACTTCTCACCGTATCGCGACTCACTGGTGATGCAACCTCGACTTCACTCGTGTCGGGACTTGTTGCACCGAGTCAGTTATCACGACCCGTCCCACTTCGCACCCGTGGGGCTTTCACCAGATGTTGCGCGACGGTTTCTCTGGTGCGGAACCTTAGTGCTGCCAGTTCCGGTTCTCCGTTTTCTGAATCGCTGGTGACTTGCGGCGATGGGTGCCGGCTTCCGTTTGCCCTGTATCCTTATATTCAACAGAAACGGCATAGAAATCAAGGACTTAAATGCCCTTTGGAATTAAGCACTTACGACAACTTTTTTTGTCGCCGGCGGCACCGGCTGGAATCTGCAATCACGTAAGTCATTGATTTTCAGGGGGGCAGATCGGCGGATTTGCTGTACAAAAAATGATCAACTTCAGTACATTCTTTCACCAGTTCAGTACAAAAAAACAACAATTGTTATCAGGTCATATAATCACCACTTCAGTACAAAAAAACACCAGATAGGAGTCATTATGGCTAACACGGTAGGCGTCAACGAGGTCGCTCAGTTCTGCAACATTTCACCGCGTCGAGTACAACAGCTTGTGAAGGAGGGACTGCCACAGGTCGGGCGCGGCAAGTATCTGCTCGCTGCAGCGGCGCAGTGGTATATCGTTTATCTTCAGAAGCAGTTGAAGGAACAGGGCAGTGGAACCTCTAACAAGGAAGTTAAAGACAGGCGCAGTCGCTATCTGGAAATACAGGCCGCAACAGCCGAGCTTGATTACAGACGGAAAGTGGGTGATCTCGTTGACCGTGAACAGGCGGGACTTGTGATCAACGAGGCTATGGTCATCATTGCATCGCAAATGGATGGTCTCGGTGGTCGCCTTGCCGGCGAGCTTGCGGGTATCATGGAGCCCGCATTAATCAGACAAACACTTTTGAATGAAACAAGACGAATCAGGGCTGCTGCAGCCGACAGACTTTCTCGCTTGGCCGTTGTTGAAAGCGGCGGCAGAAATTCTAAGGCCACCACCAGAAAGAGAGCCCGATCAGTGGGCGGATCAAAACAGAATACTGCCGGCGGGAAACGCGGAACCGGGGCCGTGGCGAAGCGCAAGAAACCCGTACATGATACCCGTGATCAGGGCGATACGTGATCCACGTTACAAAACAATCGTCGGTGTTCTCTCTGCGCAAACAGGTAAGACAGACAGCATTCTCAACGCCATCGGGCATCGCTGCGATGATGACCCGGCACCAATCCTTTACATCGGCCCGACCCGATCAAATGTCGAGAAAGTCATCGAGCCACGGCTCATGGCGATGTTTTCATCGGCGCAAAGTCTCTGGACAAAGCTCAACAAGGGCAAAGCATCGAGCAAGACATACAAGGCCATATCCGGTGTTTCAGTGCGGCTGGCGTGGTCAGGCTCTGCAACAGAGCTTGCTGCACAACCTGCAGCCGATGTCTACGTGGATGAGCGCGACCGTATGGATGACATACCGGGCGAGGGCGATGTTGTTACACTCGCTGATGCCCGTCATTCGACATACCCTGACGGCAAGACAATCGTAACCAGTACACCGACAATCGGGAACGTGGAAACCAAGCATCACAAACTAACAGGCTTCGAGCATTGGGACGAAGACACAGACCCAGAGGATATCGTTTCACCGATCTGGAAGCTGTGGATGCAAGGCACTAAATACGAGTGGTCATGGCCGTGTCCCGAGTGCGAAGAGTATTTCATACCACGGTTCAAACTCCTGAAATGGCCGGAAGGCTGCAGCCCGCAGAAGGCCATGCACGAAGCCGCCCTTGCCTGCCCACATTGCGGTTCACTGATCCCTGACAACCAGAAGTCGAAAATGAATGCTCGTGGCGTCTACATCGCACCCGGCCAGACAGTCGATAAGGATGGAAACATCGATGGTGACATCCCTGAGAATGACACCGCTTCATTTTGGGTATCAGGACTCTGCAGCCCGTGGAAGACATTCGGCGAGCGGGCGAAGGCATGGCTAGAGGCCGTCAGATCAGGCGATCCGGGTCGCATACAGGCCGTGCTCAATACCGGATTCGGCGAACTGTACAAGACAGGAGCAGACTCGCCAGAATGGCAGCTAGTTTTTGATCGATGCCGATCCTATTCTACAGGCACGATACCGCAGGACGCTTCAGACAGGGGGCTCGCGCTCGTGCTTACCGTTGACGTTCAGAAAAATCGGCTTGAGTTTGTGGTTCGCATGTGGGGTTACGGGATGGAATCATGGCTCATTGATCAGGGTCAGCTCTATGGTGAGACCGCTCACGACAGCGTGTGGACTGACCTTGAGACTTTGATGGAACGCAAGTACGGTTTACACCATATCAAGATTGCGCTGATTGACTCGGGTTATAATCCCGGCGACAGCCACAAGCAGCCGGTCAATAAGATTTACGAATTTTGCAGGCGTCACCCCGGCATAGCACGGGCAACCAAGGGCAAGGACACACAGGAAAAACCGATTCGGGCGAATCATATCGATGTCAACTACGGCGGACGGACAATCAAACGTGGCTTACAGCTTTGGCACATCGATACCAACTTCACAAAGTCATTCGTCTACTCGCGGATTCAAGTGCCTGATGGCGAGCCTGATCTGTGGCATCTACCCGAAGACATCACCGAAGATTACGCAAAACAGGTCACCGCAGAGGCGCCGGTCAACAAGCCGTCCGGTCAAGTCGTTTGGGTGCGGAACCGTAAAGACAATCACATGCTCGATTGTGAAGCTATGCAAGTCGCAGCGGCCTACATGCTCCGCATACAGGACAAAAGGCCGCGTTCGTCCTCCAGCGATCAGAAACAGCCGTCTGCTCGCGGAGATTCATACGTCAGGAATGGCGTGAAGCGCAGACGGAGCACGTTCTTATAATGGCCACACAAGCTGAACTGGACAAGCTGAACGCTGCCATCAATCAGGGTGTGCAGACCGTTCAATACTCAGATCGTCGGGTTACTTACCGATCACTCGATGAAATGATGAGGATACGAGACGACATGAAGGCCGAACTCGGTCAGACCGTCACCACGCGCCGATACGCCACAACGAGCAAAGGCTTATGAACAATCCAACATGGCTTGACAGAGCAATTGCTTGGCTCAACCCGCAAGCGGGCATGGAGCGGGCTCGTGCTCGTTACATCACTGACGTTCTAAACAAACACGGCCCAAGGAATCGTTATGAAGGCGCAAGCAGAGGACGACGAACAGAAGGCTGGACAACTTCATCAACAGCAGGCGCAAACGTCGAAGTCGCACAAGGGCTCGGCTTACTGCGTGAGCGTTCCCGCGATCTCGTCAGAAATAATCCGTATGCCGCGCGGGCAGTCAGCGTTATCGCCAATCATGTTGTTGGAACCGGCATCATTCCACAGATCAAAGGAACCTCGAAAACGCAGACCGAAAACCTGCAGGCAATTGTAAAGGATCACCTACTGACAACGGCCATCGATGCAGACGGTCGTAACAGCTTCCTTGGTATCCAGAAGATCAGTCAGCGCACGATCACCGAGGGCGGTTCAGTGCTGTTGCGACGGCGCCGGCGCAGACCAGCGGACGGCCTGCCCCTGCCGTTTCAGATACAGGTGCTCGAAGGTGACTATCTCGATGTAAGCAAGTCAGGTAGCAACGGCAATAACCCTATCAGATACGGCATCGAATACACCCCATTTGGGAAGCGGGCCGCTTACTGGATATTCCCTGAACACCCCGGCGAGTACCAGTACAACGCCATGTATGGCAATTCAGTTTCCCAACGTGTTCCTGCGAGCGAGATCATCCATTGCTACCGCATGGACAGGCCGGGACAAATGAACGGTGTCCCTTGGGCGGCACCAGTCGTTATCCGTATGCGCGAGTTCGATGAGTATGAAGACGCGCAGCTAGTCAGGCAGAAGATCGCGGCCTGTTTCACGGCATTCGTTTATGACAGTGAGTTCGGATCACCACTCGATTCACCAACACAGGATGCTGATTCTGATGGGCTAAGGGAAAAGCTAGAACCGGGTGTCATTGAACTATTGCCAAACGGCAAGCGCGTCGAGTTTGCAAGCCCGCCTTCAGTCGAGAATTACGGCGAGTATGCCCGCAACATCCTTCATGCAATCGGCGCCGGCTTCGGTGTGCCTTATGACCTACTGACCGGCGATCAGTCACAGGTCAACTTTGCATCGGGCCGCATGGGCAGGCTTTCGTTTTATCAGGACGTGGATGAATGGCGTTGGCAGATGCTGATCCCTCATGTTTGTCACGGAATTTGCAACTGGTTCCTTGAATCAGCGCAGATGAATGGCGTCAATGCGACAAACGCCCGATTCACGCATTCACCGCCTCGAAGGCAGATGATCAATCCAGAGAAAGAAGTTGCGGCTACGCGAGACGAGGTAAGGTCAGGACAGATCACGCCGTCAGAGGTCATCCGGCAGCGCGGTCATGATCCTGATGAGTTCTTTGAGGAATACAAGAACGACATGCAACGCTTCGATGATCTTGGCATTATCCTCGACTGCGATCCACGTAACACTAATCGCGCCGGTGGCGCACAGGGCGAAGCTATCTCACAACCAGAGGTAACAGACAATGGCGAAAGCAAAGAAACTGAAGGCGAAGATTAGCACCACCGGAATCAAGTGCTCTATCTCACCAGAAGGCGAGCTTCTGATATACGGATTTGTCGGCGACGACTGGGATGAGCTTGATGCGAAGAGTGTCATGTCACAGGTGCAGTCACTTGGCACCATCGACAAGCTCGACGTGCATATCAACTCGGGTGGCGGCTATGTCTTCGAAGGTCTGGCGATCTACAATTTCCTCGTTGGTCTTGAGGCACAGGTCAACGTCTACATCGATGGCATTGCGGCCAGCATGGCATCAGCAATCGCGATGGCCGGCGATAACGTCTTCATGCCTGAAAACGCAATCATGATGATTCACAACCCGTGGGATGTCAGCATTGGCGATGCCGAATCACTGCGCAAAGACGCAGACACCCTCGACAAGGTGAAAAACTCGCTCATCACTATCTACCGTGATCGCACCGGCATGGATGAATCGGAAATATCCGCTCTTATGGATGACGAGACCTACCTCACCGCACAAGAGGCGTTAGACTATGGCTTCATAGACGCGATCATCGCCCCTGTACCGGATGACAACCTGACACAGCCAGACATGGCTGCATATCACGTACCAGAAAGGCTGAAGGCAGTTGCCGGACTTCGGCCCGATAATGCAAGCACTTCCGGCAAGAAACGTGCCTTCGTCGGCACATCAACCACAGAGGATGACGACATGACGAAATCCGTCAAGAAGCCCGATGAGGGCAACACCGCGTCCGCCACGGGCGAACAGCCGACGGCGGTAACCAATGAAGCAGACATCAGGGATGCTGCGGAGAAGGCCGCAAAGGCCGCTACCCGTGCCGAGCGCACTCGACAGACCGAGATTCGCAAGGCCGTTCGTGCTGCCAAGCTGCCAGAGAGTTACGCAGACGATCTGATCGAGAACGAGATTCCGCTGGATGCCGCTCGCGAGAAGATCATCAACAAGTGGGCAGATGAAGAGCAGACCGATATCCAGCAGGGCGATGTTCGTGGGGGCGCAGACAGCCGCGACAAGCAGCGCGAAGCGTTCGTCAACGCAACACTGTCTCGTGTCGCAATGGCAGACGAGGATCGCGGCAACCCGTACCGTGGTTTCCGCCTCTCGGAAATTGCCCGTGCATGTCTGGAAAATTCCGGAGTTTCCACGTCAGGTCAGTTGCCTGAAGAGTACATCCGCAGTGCAATGCAGTTCATGCCGCGCGGCGCACAGACCACCAGCGACTTCCCGGTGATTCTTGAGAATGTGCTGCATCGCATGGTGCTTCGCGGCTTCACCGCTCAGGCCGTCACATGGTCAAATATCTGTAAGACCGGTGATGTCACCGATTTCAGGGACTGGAAGCGACTCGTGCCGGGTATGCTTGGCAACATGGACACGGTTAGCGAGGCAGGGGAATACAAGAACAAAATCTTCCCTGATGCAGAAGCTGAGCCGATCAGCGTCACTCGCCGGGGCAACATCCTTGAGGTCACTCCCGAGATCATCATTAACGATGACCTTGGCCTGATCTCCGAGATGGCCAATGAGCTTGGCATGGTCGGTTCACGCTCCATCGACCGGGCTGTTTACACCCTGCTCGAAGCGAACCCGGTACTCACCAAGGACAGCACGACTCTCTTCCATGCAGACCACGGCAACCTCGCCGCTTCAGGCGCTGCACCGACAATCGCCCTGATTGACAGTGCTGCGGTCGCCATGAGCAAGCAGAAAGCACCGGGCGAAGATGCCGAACTGCTAGACATCGAGCCTGATGTTGCACTGGTTCCGCGTGAACTGCGCGGCACCATGATCGAGTTGATCAATGCAGAGTACAACGACGACTCGCAGCGTCGGCAGAACAAGCCGAACCGTGTCCGTGGCATTGTCAGCAACATCACTTCAACAGGTCGCCTCGCAAGTGCTACTGCGTGGTATCTGTTCGCGAACCCGAGCATCAATCCGGTGATCGAGGTCGTGTTCCTGAACGGTCAGCGCGAACCCCGTGTAACGCAGGAAGAGAACTTCAGGACTTCCGGCATTGCATGGAAGGTCGAACTGCCATTCGGTGTTGGCGCCATTGACTACCGTGGCGTTTACAAGAATCCGGGCGTGTAATCTGAACTGATCACACAACCTTAATTCACTCAAGAGGACTTGCTCATGAATAACTACCAGCAGCCCGGTGACATTCGCGAATGGACGAACGGAACCGGTTCAGCAGTATCATCCGGCGATGTGGTCGTGGTCGGTGACCAGATCGGCATCGCAGCCGTTGACATCGCCAATGGTGCCGTTGGAAACGTGTATTTCAGTGGCGTTTTCAACAACATCCCGAAGGTCACAGCCGCTGTCATCGCAGACGGTGAAAACGTGATTTGGGATGACTCGGCCAGTGCGTTTGATGACAAGAACGCAACACCAGCCGCCGGCGATGTTTCAGGCGCTGCATCGGCAGTCGGTGCCTTCGACGGCACTGTGTCGGTGATGACGATCCAGCTTGCAAACCGGATCGGCACGGTAACCTAAGTGAGTAAGGGGGGCGGCAGCAATGCCGCTCCCCTGCCCTCATCATGGCTGACGTATTCGACACCGCCTTTGACCTGATATTCAGCAATCCGAATATCACGACCAATGGCTTGTACACCTCATCAACTCTCGGAGCTTTCTTTGCAGACCTGCATATAGCCCGAGATATAGTCCGTCTCGGCTTCGATTCAGACCTGAACATCCCGCACATCGAGCTTCATATTCAGAAGTCAGTCGTTGCGAACCCGGCTCGTGGTGACACGTTCACGGTAGGGACTGACGTTTACACGCTCGTTTCACCAATCACTGACGATGGCAGGATTGCCGAATGGGTGGCTGACCTTGGCTGAACTCGGAATCATTCAAGTACAGGTTGATCGACAGTCTATGGACAAGGCAAAGTTCCTGCTTGAGACCGTCGAGAACGGTGTTGAGACTGCACTACGCAGGGCAGCAAATAAGACTGCAGATACAGGCAAATCGCGCGTTGCACGTCGAGTCTCTGAGGTAACACCCTTGCCGATCAACAAGGTCATAAGGCCGCGTATCTATGTTGGCAGGGCTTACTTCGGCAGCACCACCGCTGTCGTGTTCATATCACGCAAGCCGTTAATGCTCGTCCAGTTCCCTTATCTGGCGGCGCCGCTTGTCGGTGTTTCAGTGGAGATCAAGCGCGGCAAACCAATCATCTTCAGGCATGGCTTCGAGGCGACAATGAAGTCAGGACACACCGGCCTGTTTGAACGCCGGTATCATTCGGGCGGCGTACCCGTATCACGCTTGCCTATCGGTCAGGGGCCGGTTAGTGGCAAGGGAGCACGATCAGAAATGGTCGGCCCTTCTATTGGCATGACATTCGATCAAAATGGCGGGGATCAGGTGACAGAAGACCTGTCAGATATTTTTGCAAAAAACCTGATTCATGAAGCCGAGTATTTACTTTCAAAGGCTGGCTAATGGCTGACTCAATACGCGAAAGAATCCTGCAGGCTCTTGAGACGCAACTCAAGACAATCACGGGCGCCAATGGATACGAGAACACGGTGCTTACCGTGGATCGCGTCAGGCATATCTTTTTCGATGATGAACTGCCGGCCATCGGAATATGGGATGACGTGGAGGAAACAACCCTGCGGCATGGCAAAGCGCACCAGTCAATGACTGTCAGGCTGGATGCTCACCTTGACGCCGGGACATTGAACAAGTCAGTCGCACTGAATAAGATGCGGGCTGATCTCAAGAAGGCGCTGCAGTCTGGCGATGTCACCTTCGGCGGTATTTCGGACGGGCTTTACATCGGCGGGTTTGAGCCTTCATATCCAGAGGACGACAAGGGCAGGAATGTAACAGGCTCAATGAACGTCAGCATCGTTTATTACGAGACCATCGATGATCCTTACCTCAATTAGGGGGCAGCATGAAACTTGAGATATTGCAGGTTTGTTGTTGTGAGAATGGCGACGGGGTGAAGCAGACATTCGGCCCTGTTGGTAAAGTGTTCGACTTCATGCCGGGTGACAACACAATTTCACGCTTACTCGACATGGAGAAGGACGGCAAGCCGGTGGCCAAAACAATCGGCAGGCAGAGAAAATCTGCAGAGAAGGACGGAACGGCCTAACCGTTTTCAACTAACCACGTAGGAGAACTGCAATGCCAGACGCATCACGAGCAAAAGTAAATATGGAACAGGGCCAGTCGTTCACTGCGATGAAAGCCCTGACCGATAGCGGAGACGCTACCACCTTCACGTCAGGTGGCGCCCTCCTGTCACGGTTCACCGGTCGCGATCCGATTGTTCTGCCGAACGGTCTGGTAACCGGCGGCGCCGTCACACCTGCTGGCAGCAACGATACTGTGTCAGCCGCAGCGGCAACCGTGAACTTGAACGGTGTCGTCACGAGCGTAACTGCCGATGCCGCCCTGTCGATCACTCGTGCAGTTTCCACTGACACGCACATGATCAACAGTATCACTGTCAACGCAGCCGGCTCTTATGCTGTTGTGACAGGCACGGACGGCACTTCATTCTCCGAGACCCGTGGTGATCCCGGTGGCCCGCCCCTGATCCCGGTTGACAGCATCGAGATCGCGCAGGTTCGCACGACATCTTTCACGTCAGCAGTTTTGCTTGCCAGTGAAATCTTTGCCGTTCCGAACGTGCATCTTGAGAAGGCCGACTTCCCCGGTTACACCATCAATTACGAAACCGGAAAAGTTGTTTTCGCATCCGCACTGCCTACCATTCACACCGGCACGGTTCCGAAAGCTGTTCACATGGAATACTACGAGGCAATACTCGCGGAGGTTCCAGACAGTGTTGACTTCGTTCCGCCGGAAGAGGCTCACGCAACAAATTCGGAGCAGGTGTATAACCGCACCATCGGCTCTACTTCAACGAGCCTTGGTCAGGGTAGCTTCTCTGTTCGTACCAGCGACAACGTCAACGATTCGGTGATCACGAACAAGAATGAAATCCTGTGGTTCCAGTTCTTTCAGGACAGGAACAAGACTGCATACCAGCTCACGCAGGCAAAGCTCGGTATCAGCCGCACCCATCCGGCAGGTTCCAGTATCACTTGTGACTGTACCCTGTCTGCTGAGTCGGCAACCGTGGAGCGGTCAGCTTGACGGGCAAGGAAGGCGATGCACCGGTGGCCAGCTTCAACGGCCACCGGTTTGCACATGCCCCCCTCAAGCACAGTACGGAAACCGTCGAGGTTCCGTGTCTTCGACCGTGGTTTGATAACCTGCCTGAAGATCAGCAGCCAGTCTTGCATATTCGCGGACTGTCATACGAGGAACTTACACGCGCCGACATTGCTGCGGAGCGTGGTCAGGAAACACTCGGGCGGGTCATTGCAATACTGAGCGAAGGGAAGGGCGACGAACTTGAGGCGACACTTCGCAACCTCATTGGCGTCGGCAAAGATGCGCCGGCCAAGTACGTCAAGCGCCTTCAGTACATGACGATGGGTTGCGAAGAGATGAACGAAGAGGCAGCAATGAAATTCTCTGTTCATTTCAGTATCGAGTTTGGCGAGATCACGAACAAGATTCTCGCGCTTACTGGACGGGGTTCAGAGACGGGAAAATAGAAACCCTGTTCCGCAGGGCTGATGTTCAGGAGTCGCTTGTACTATGTGAAATGCACGGGCAGTTCCTGTATCAGGCGCGGCCAGACCTTTTCCCACAAGGTTACCTGACCGCGACGGAACGGGGTTTGTGGGCTCTGCACTACGATCAAAAGGCCGAGTACATGAAGGCTAACAGCAGGAAGGGAAATGGCTGACTTCACACGCACAGTTGACCTCGTTTTCGGCGGCAAGGATAACGTCTCACCGACTATCAGGAGCATAACGCGGAGCCTCGATGACTTCGACAACCGCGTTGAGGCTCTTGCCGAACCTTTCGGTCGAACAGCAGACGCGGTACTCAAAGTTGAGACTGCAATACTAGCACTTGGCGCCACCGCCATTGCATTCAGCACCGGGCAGGCCATCACATTCGAGGCGGCACTGCTTGACCTCGACAAGGTGTTGCTTGACAGCGAGGGAAGCGCCGAAGATTACGCCGACCAGATACGGCAGCTTGCCCTGTTCTACGGGGAGTCATCGACGGAAGTTGTCAATTCAGCAGCGAACTTCAAGCAAGCTAATTTCACAATCGCCGAATCGTTCAATCTCGTTGAGGCGTCACTTGTCGCGACGAAGATCAGTGAACTCGATGCCAACGAAGCAAGCAAGCTGCTGATCTCCACGATCAAGGGCTTCGGCTATGAAGCATCAGAAGTCACGAACATTCTGGATACATGGAACGAAACCTCTAACCTCTTTGCCGTCAACACGCAGGAGCTTGCCGTAGGTCTTGCGGAGATTTCAGGTATCTCCCGCACTGCAGGGCTCGACATCAATGAACTGACATCCTACCTCGTGCCGATCATCGAGGTATTTGGCAGCGGAAGTGAAGCGGCCCGCGCACTGCGCACAGGCTTGCTGCGTCTGACAGACGATAACCCGACTATCGTTGCAGCTCTTGAAGCAGTAGGTGTTGCACAGTTCGATGCTAACGGCCAGCTAAGACAGTCAGGCGACATTCTCGAAGAACTGGTAAGCAAGTGGCAGAACGTCGAAGAGGCAGAGCGCGGAAAGATCGCTGCTGATCTCTTCGGCAAGGAGCAGGCACTCAGGCTCCTGCAAGTGCTTGAACGCGAGAACACCGTGCTCGATGTTCAGTCAGCCCTGTTTGACAAGGCAGGCAGCGCACAGCGCGAGTTTGAGAACCGCATGAAGGCGACAGAGGTTGCAATCCAGCGGCTTGTCACCGGGCTTGGCGTATTGTCTGCGTCAATCGGCGGCGAGTTTCTTGACGGCACCAAGGGATCAGTTGAGGCGCTTTCAGAACTGGTTGCCGCATTCCAGCAGGTTGTCGATACCGGCGGGCTCGATGAGCTATTCAACGCTGTTCAGCCGTTGTTTGCTCAGTTCCAAGAAGACGTGCGGGCAGTTGCAAAGGCACTGCCGGAAGCCTTCGAGGGACTGGACTTCACGGGGCTACTCGATGCACTTGGCGGACTCGGCGATGAGGTATCAGACGTATTCAGTGCAATCTTCGGTGACCTTGATCTAACAAAGGCAGAAGACCTCACAGTCGCCTTGCAGAAGGCCGTCAACCTTGTTGAGAACCTGACGCGCATCACGACAGAGATCATCGATACATTTGGCCCTGTATTCCAAGCAATTGGAGAGGTTGCAACACGGACAGGTGATCTGAGTACGGAGACAGCCGAATCGGTAGGACAGCTACTCGCAGCCGGCAAGGCGATCACGGACTTCGGCGCCGGACTTGGCGCAGCATTGCTTGTCATCAAGGGAACCGGCACCGATGTCGGTAACGTGTTCGATGCCATTGTCGGAAGCCTGAAGATACTCATCAACGGCGCACAGGTCGCCTTCGATCTCTTTGCAGCAACCGTATTTGAGACGCTTGCATCCATTGTCAATGACGCTGCAAGTGTCCTGAACTTCATCAGTCTCGGGCTTGCCGATGATACCGTTGCAAACCTGCGCGAGAAGTCGCTCGCACTTCAGAAGCTGGCAGACACGGCAGCAGAAAACCTTGTCAGGAATGGCTACGAGGCTCGCGATGGGCTGGCACAGATCGGCAGGGGCTTCGGCTTCGCGGCTGATGAAGCGGAACAGCAGGCGCCGCGCATCACAGGCTCAATCAAGGACATTTCAGACTCAACAGACGAGGCGATCACGAAGTTTGGTGATTACACGCTGGAAGTCAAAGAGGGATTTGGATCAATCGAGGATGCGGCCAACGGGCTTGCAGCTGTCGAACTCGATCCAGAGGCGCTATTCAGCAGCGACTTTCTTGACTCGCTCGATCAGGCCGAGCAGGGCGTCGGCAGTGTGGCAGAAGCAACAGGCTCGCTTGCCGGCGAACTGGACAGCAGCCTAAACTCATTCAGGAGTACCGAAGGCGCCGCCGAATCGCTAGGCAGTACACTCGATGACACTGCAGCAACGATTGATGAAGGTGCCGAATCTAGTGGTCAGTGGGTCAGGACGCTTGAGGACGGTGTTCCCACATTCAGACAGGTCGGCGATGCAGCCGATGAGGGTTTCGGCAAGGCTAAACGCAGCGCGGAAGACGCAGAGAAAGCAGCCGATGAAGTTTTCCTGAAACTCATTGAACTGGCGAGCGATGAGCGCATCAGGTCAATAGAGCTTGCCGTTGATCTGAACATCGCAAAACTTGAATCAGATACGAAGATCGCGACCGAGATCATCAATACACTTAACACCGGTATAGAAAGCACCGGAGACCTTCTAGGCAATCTATTCGGCTTACTGGAAAGCGACAACCTTGCCTTCAATGAGCGTGTCGATCTCAAGAAACAGATCGAACTTGAGCGTCAGTTCCGTGAGCAGCAGTTTGAGCAGCAAGAAAAGCTGATCAATGCGCAAATTGAAATGATGGAAGCGCGGACAGATGCACTTGAACGCGGCGACGGCCTGATCACTATCAAGGCAGACGGTCTTGAGCCAGAACTCAGGGCGTTCATGATGAAGATTCTGCAGCTAACTCAAATCGAAATGGCTGACGATGAACAGTTGTTCTTACTCGGAGCAGGCACAGCATGATCGGGCTAAGCGCACAAACATTCGATCTCGATGGTTACTTGTTCCTTGAGGACACGGACATCGACTGGACTAACAGTGACATCAGGACAATTAGCCGGCGCGTCACTCGCACTGGCACACTAGATACCGGCGCCTATCTCGATGACAGGGGCTTCGCGCACGGTGATCGGTCGCTGACGGTATCCGCGAAGGGTGGTCAGGCAACCTATGAACGGCTGTCATACCTGCTGCAGAATTACTCGTCACTCTGGGTGACATTGCCTGACGGCGCATTTATTGGCTCACTTCAGCGTGTTCGCAATGGCCGGAACGGGAATGTAACAGCAACGATCCTGCTGCAGGGAGAGGCATGACAACCCGCACGGTAACATGGCACGGCATTCTTACTGGCACACCCGATTCAACGACTGATCTCTACCTGCCCCTTCAGTCGATTCAGGCTACGCTAAGGGAATCGACCGACTCTTACATCAGCGTTGTTGTCAGCGACACGCTGCAAGCAGAAGTGAACGCGCGTCCAAACGGCATCATCGAGATTTACAAGACGAAAGACGGCGGCACCCCTGCGCTTGTTTACAGCGTCAACTTCAACAATCTACGCCTTGATCAGGGAACACGGAGCGGGACGCTTACGCTTTCAGGTCGCAGCACGGCCAGCTTCGGAACCCCGGCAACCGTTGTGCTGACCGATGTAGTGAAAGACAACCTGCAGACTTCAGGGCTTCGCGAGCTTGAGATCGGCGCACACAACGATATCAAACCGACTGACACGGCTGACTATGACAGTGTGCAGACCGTCATCGACCTCGTTGAGATAACGGTCAACGATAACGGAACGCTGATCAGGATCGCTGAATGAGTACACTCGCTTTGATTGTTGTGAACGGTCAGGCCGATAACTATGCGGCACGGTTCAACGGCGGGAAACTGGAATGCCGCACCGGCACCAAGCCAGCAACACCCGAGACCGCTGCTGCAGGCACTTTAATCGCCTCAATCACGCTTGCAAATCCGGCGTTTCCGTCTGCTGTCAACGGTCAGGTTGTCATGAACGCGACTCCGAGCGGCGGCACGGCTGTTGCAGCAGGAACGATCACATGGGGGCGCTTCTACAATTCAAGCAACGGCGCCCTTGAGGATGTCACGATTACGGAAGCTGGTGGTGGTGGAAATCTGATCATTACTCAGGCGACACTCGCCATCAGTGATCCAGTGGACATTTCCAGCTTCAGCCACACTGTCCCAACAGAATAATGCCAGTAGAGCTTATAGTCCCTGACGGTCTTGCCAACA